AAGCTTCTCTGGCAGGATCATCTTCATTCCCATAAAGACTTCTATAATATTCTTTTTCCCATGCAAGCTGACCTGCTATCTTACTCAGCTTTTCAGCAATGCTGTTATCATGTATCTGCCTTGTACCACCTGCCATATTATGTTCAGCATCACATACAGGTATCTTTACTCCATCTTCTTCTGCAAGTTCCCTGATTCCTATACCGAACAACAGATGATGTTCTGTCTGTGTAGGCTTTCCACAAAAGATACAGAATCCGTTATATTTAGTTAAAACACTTTTCATTCTATACCTCCCCAATCAAATCACTTGACCAGATAGGAGCTTTAAGTATCTTTGTATGCTTGCAGTAATCACAGTGTTCACACCTTACCGGATCTATGTCATTATTCTTTAAAGCCAGTATCTTAGGCACATTGTTCTCAACTTCTGCAAGAGCTTCATCAAGAAGAGACTGTTCACATGCTATAACCTGTATATCCGGCTCTTTCTCCTTTGATACTGCTGCTATAAAGAATGGCAGTTTCTTTCCTGTATTAATTTCCACAACCTTCTGATATACAGCTCCCTGAAGGTAATATCCCCACTCATGCAGAAAATTCATGTTTCCTGCATCAGCATGATAGAATGTCTTGGTTATGCTCTGGCATGTCTTAAGGTCAACAATGCACTTATCCTTAATATAACTGTCAATCTTAATTTTCCATTTAGCGCCTAACATATCAGCAGTCATTATTACCTGCTTTTCTCCGCTCATATATGCCATAAATAACTCATCTCGTTCACATCTGTTAATCATTTCATTGGCCTTAATATATTTAGCCATAAGTGAACCGTCTTTCTTAAACATACATGGATGCTGTGCCTTGAATACATCAAGCGTTCCCTCAAAATGTGCATCAACATAAGAACCAACCATAAGAGCATCTGAATCTTCCATATTCTCAACCCATTCTTCATTGAGTTTAGCCATTGCATAGGCTTCACAACCAGGACGACCAAGCGAGCCAATAAAATTTTTATACTGAGATACACTTAAGTATTCTCTGTCCGCATCTGTACTGTA